AACCATCTTGTCGCCTTGCTGATTGCTGCCAAGGATTTCAGCCATGTCCTGCTCAGTCAACTGCAATAGAGCAGCCATCGCTGGCGGAATCTGTGGCGACTTGGTGTAGGCGACAGGCCCAGCAGCTTGAGTCTCACCATTAGGGCCAGTGATAGGATTGACCAGGAGGTAAGGATAGTTGCGAAGATTATCTTCTGCCCACATCACTTGGTGGCCTGAAACTTGCTCAGGCAACAGGATTGGCTTTTCAACGGATGATAGTGCGCTGATCTCACCCAGCTTCGATAGCTGCATATTCTTCAGGCGCTGCGGGTCTTTCGCTAGGCGCACTTGGCCCATGCAACGCTCTACGTTGTCAACGAACCAACGCTTGCCGTAGACAGGAACGATCGGAATGTTCTTGCCAGCAATGTAGCCAGCGTCCTCAAGGATTCCGCCACCGCTCATGATATACTTGTGAACCTTGCGGCGCTTGGTGCGCTTCTGGCGAACCTCAACTGTGCCAACAGCCATCAGGGTTTCTTCAAGCGTTTCATCAGCGTCAAAGTCAGCTTGCGTGTAGCGTTCTTCTTCGCCGTCTATCGTTGTGAAGATGCGAACGGTCTCGCGCACTTCTTCAACGCGGTAGTATTCAGCCACATACACAACGTCAGGCGTACACCAGTCAAACTCTGACTGCTGAATGTCTTTCGGCCATGTGGTTGGATCGTCGTTAAACTCATCGCGGTAAGCTTGGAAGCTCATGCTGTAGAGAACGAAGCAATACTTAGCGTCGGCTTTGTCCTGGCGCTTGGCGTCTAGGTCGAAGAAAACACTGCTGTCAGCGTCAAAGATAGGTTCAATGCGGATGCGCTGACGATCGTTCTCATCGTCTTCATCATCTTCATACACAGTGCGTAAGCGCCATGCACCAAAGCCACCGCCTACTGCTTCCTCGAAACCATTGTCATAAGCTTCTTCGGCGCCACTATCACGTTCATCCGCACGATAGAGACCGTTGCAAGTTGCCGACAGCTTGTCGTTCTCTGTTCCGTCTTTGGAAACGAAGTCAACGCCAATGCGGTTATTGCGGTATTCATTGATGATGCGAATGACGCTTAGAGCAATCTTGTTTACTTCAAAGCGCGGCTTGTTCTCGAACTGCTCACCTAATGGGCCTTCCCATTGTGCACCAGCGAGAGAGTAGAAGCGTCTATCCTGCAAACACTGCAAGCGCTCGTCACGCATGGTTGTCTGGCAACGATCGAATTCTGCCAGCGCGTTAGCGTGAACGTTTGCAAAACGCTGGTCTCTAGTTAGTCGAGCCATTCATTACCACCTATTCAATGTCGGTACGGGCATTACTTCAACGGACGCCTTTGGTGTTGCCCGACGCAAAGCTTCGCACGCATATCTCAGAGCGTCAATAACATGATTATCTTTATCTTCCAAGACAGGAATAATATTACCTGTCAAGGGGTCTGTTTTATAGCTGTAAAGAGATAGCTCGTCGATCGTATGCTGGCAGCGCGGATGCACAACAATGTCGTAGTTCTTCAGCCACTCAATGCCTTCCTCTACAGATTTAGGCCCTTTCACCGCTGGCATAATCTTAGGGAAGCCATTCTTCTTCATGTGGCTGATTGTTTCGGGTCGAGCGTTATCAGCAACAATAGGCCACTTTTCTGATTCCGGTATCGTCAGGAACAGGTCTGGCGTGTTTACGATTTCGCAGCCTACCATGTAAGCCTCGTAATCAACGTAAAGCTTTCGGCCTATCAGATGGCAGCGAACCAGAACTGTTGGGTCTGTAGCAAAACCCCAGTCAGCGCCAAAGCGATGCGTTGCGTCTTCAGGCGCTTCAAACTCCTCGACAGTCCAGTTGCGGAATACTCGCGCTTCGCTGTTGCTGAGATACGAGCCAAGCCAAACGTGCTTGTACTTGTCAGGGTCACGGTCTCGATCGTATTCCATTTCCGCTTTGAGAACGTCAGGAAACCAAGGATTGTCGCGGAAGTTTACTTCTTTCACGATTGCGCTTGGCGGAAGATTAGGCCCACGAAGTAGTGCGTCAATCGGATCGGTGCTGTTGCGCGGGTTCCATGTGAACCATAGCTCACTGTCTGGCTTACGAATTGTCGGACGCAATAGGTCGAGAGAACGTTGCGATAAGCTCTGTGCTTCTTCTACCCAAGCACAGTCATAGCCTTCGAGCGACTTGATTGAATCGCTTGTGTGGTTCTGCATTCCCTGGAATATGATTAAGCCATCACCATGCACAGATTTAATCTGTGTCTCTTGCACTTCAAAGTAGGATTGCACGCCCATCTGCTGAATCTTTAGCTCCAGTAGGCGCTTGACTGATTGGCTTAGGGACTTTTGTATTTCACGAACGCAGACAGAGCGGCGCGTCTGATCGATAACGTGCGCTTCAATCATGGCTTCAGCAAAGGCGTGCGACTTCCCGCTTCCCCGTCCACCATGTGCGCCCTTGTAACGGCTGGGCTGCAAGAATGGCTTATACCATCGCGGTGTTTTAATCTTCAGCGTTGTCATCAATCACTTCGCGCTGGATGTGTGTAACTAGATTGCCTGTGAGATTCAGCTTGGATGGAGCATCAAGGCCAATCATTGCGTTGATAGCTTTTACAGCGTTCACTTTGTCGCTTGGCTTTGCGTCTGCGTCTAAGCCTTTGGCTATCGTTGAGAGAACATCAAGGCTGTCTGCCATCGTCCAAACAACACGTTCAGCAGCAGCTGCTCGTAATTCAGCAACCCTTGTTGAAACGTCAGTATTGCTCATTAGCTTTGATGCGTTAGCTTGGCACGTTTCAGGCTTAGTTGTCGGCTTAACGTCAAAGGCTGCTCTGTAAGCGTCTGCCTGTGTTTTACCTGATGCTACTTCGTGAGCGAATCGCTCTTGTTTAGGTGTTAACGCCATTTGTCTCAGCTTCCATAAAAGGTCTGGTATTTGTTCAATACACCAGCAATCATGAAATGAAAAGGTCTCCCTGCTTTTGTGCATCTTCAATGCGCTTGCAGGCTAACGTAAAGAATGCTTCGTTCTGCTCAATGCCAATAAATTTGCGCCCATCCATTACCGTTGCGACACCTGTTGAACCCGATCCCATAAACGGATCACAGATTGTTTCTCCGGTTACGTTTGTGATAATTTTTTGCATGACGGATAAGGGCTTCACAGTTGGATGTGGGATTGAGGTGTCCTGTCCTCCGTTTGCTAAAATATAACGCTTCTTTTGTTTCAGCTCTCCCGCTGGATGGAACCCTGCATTCCAAGCATGAACATAAATTTCAGTATCAGGTTGATAGTGTCGATTAGCTACTGGCATTGGGTTAAGCTTATGCCATTGGCATATAGCATACCGTCCGAATTGTTCTGCCAGATGCGGCAACAGCACAGCCCATTGGTCATTGTGAGCAAATACAACGGCAGCGCCAAACTGTTCACCATTCAATATACTATGGTCAAACCCATCAGCTAGTCCAGCCGCTGCAATTTCATCCATGTTTTTGCGGTTTGTGCGGAATATACCAGCGCCTCCAGTTTCAAATTCATAAGGCGGATCAGTCACAACAGCGTCAACCTTGCCAAGCGTAGGCAGAATGTTGCGGCAGTCGCCTAGATACAGCGTTGCGTTGCCAATGATGACAGGCTCAATCATTCTCTAACTCAATAAGCTTTGACAGATAGTGCTGCGCCTTCATCAAATCCTCAATGCCGTTCTTGTCACGATAGCGTGCAAGGTACTTTATGCAATTACCATGCAAATATCCTGCAAAAGCTTCTGCCGACATCCAGGACTCCATTGCTTGCCAGGGCTGAACGCTCTTTGATGCGTAATGGTCTCCGCCTACCTGATGTGAATTAATATTCTCCATCATCTTCCTCCTCATCGTAATCAAACGGATCATAGCCCTTTAGCATTGCATCGACTGCAACCATGATAGGCCCAGTGATACGCACCTTGCCAGCTTCCATCTTGCGAATGGTTGTGCCGCCATTGTCAGGCGATAGGCGGAGAGCGTCCGCCATCTCGTTTACGCTGTAGCCCATGTAGGCTCTAGCTAGTTTAAGCTTTGCTGGCGTCATGCTTCTTCCATCTCTGCTGCCGCTGCCATCTTCTGCAGTGAGTGAACAATGGTGCTGTGATCGCGGTTCATAATTCTTCCAATCTCTGTGGTTGAATAGCCCTTGCCTCTCATCCACACAACGCATTTCCGCCTTACTTCTACCAATGGCTTCAGTTTGCTTCTGCCTAGAATGTCTTCAAGTGTGTAACCGTGTAATTCTGCGATGGCATCAATCTCTGCTAAATTACGTTCTCTGGGCGTCATGAGGCTTCCTTGTGGAAAATTCCGTCAATCATTTTGCCCTTACGGTCTTTGATTTCCTGCCATGCGCCATCAATGCAATCTTCAATCATCATGCCATTCTGTGCAGCCATGATGGTTAGCACGACAACCATATCCCCAATGGCGTCCGCAAACTCTATGTCGTTCTTTTTAGCGATAGCGTTAGCCAGTTCACCAGCTTCCTCTATAAGCTTTACGAATTGGCTTTTCAGGTCGCTGCCTTCGATTAGGTTGCGGTCTTCAGCCCATCCTCGAATTAAATCTGCATACAGCATTAGATTGTGTCCTTTTTAACAAAGCGGCCTGTCTTGGAATCTCGCAGTGAAGCGTTGCGTTTCAAGGATAGCAATTCGGCTGCATCGTGCGTCCACATGGCTTGCCAAAATTGGCGGTCTCTATGCGTCATCCATAGGACAAACAGTGTTATGGCTTCCAGAGCCAGCAGCGCAATGATTGCTATTTCATATTGGTTCATTTTAATCCTCCATATTGACGAGGCCTAGCCTCTGGTTATGCGAACGTGAACTGACGTTCGTGAAAGCAGTGAGCGAACCAGCGAGGAGCTGGATTGCTGCTAATTAGATCAGCAAAGAACGCATATTCTGCATTACCTTTGCCATCAAAGCGAAAGCAACGATCGGAAGGCTGGCGCTCATCAGCGTCAGTGACTTCGATGAAAACACCGTCAGCGAGTGTGGAAAACTTTACTAGCATTAAACTTACTCCTTAAAGGCGAGGCATTGCCTCCGTTGCTGTGCCACCCTTCTAAGATTGGTCATTTTATATGTCAAACACTTTTTTCAATAAGATGCATTTTTATTTAATATGAAAAAGGCTCTTGACATTAATGTTTCAATCTGCTATATAATGTGCATCAGCAAGAAACACCTTGTTGATGGGGCCTCGCCCCGCTCTTTGACAATTTGGAGATTGAAATGAATTTAAAAGACCTACGCGCACGCGCTGCAACCATTGGTATTCGTATTGAAGCTGAACGCTTTGATATTCCAGTAGACGGAAACTTTTGGGGATATTGGCTGATTGATGAAAAGACCAATGATGGCGTTTGGGACGATGAAAATTATTGCTCAAACCACAAAGAATTAAGCGATTCGCTTCGGCAGCTTGAATTTGAACGTGGTGTTAGATTCAAAGCAATGATGCCTTTCTAGTAAAAGATGGCCCTGCCTTAATCGGTGGGGCCATTTTTATTTCTGCCGTTTTGCGTGCGCGATAGCTTCAAGCGCCCAAGCTTCCGGCGCTCCAGCATACTTACCTTTGGCCCAGTGCTTGCGTATGTCATCCATCGATAGCTTCCCAGCTTGATACCTGATCAGGTCGCACATTAGATTCGTTGCGGCGCTTCCGTCAGCCTTGGTCACCTGACAATATATTCCCCATCCACAATGCGAAGGTAGCCGCGATCTTCAGCAATCCGTAACCAACGCTCTGGCTTGTCTGTCAGATCGACAGGCTCACGGCATCGCAGCGACATAATAAATTCCTCGAACCTTGCTTGCGTGTTATTCAAACAGATTCGAAGCGCCTTGTCCTTTTTGGTTGTTCGCGGCGTGTAGCTATCCAATATCTGTAAGCACTGGCGAGGAGTCGGAAACCAATCAAGTTCCTTGCATACGCGCTCAGTCATGTAGCTAAGGGCTTCTTTCGTGTAGCCGCCAAGAATCCTGGCATAGACTGCCGTCCGCATCTGTCCGCTTTGCTCGTCGGTGTTCTTGCTTGGCAGGGTTGCCTCAATAAACTGAAGCTGCTTGGCAAGCTCTTTGGTTTCGACTGGGATGTTCTCGACAGGCATCGCTAAGGCAATCGATCGTAGCTCATCGCACTCTGCTATAGAAAGCTCAGAACGGCTCATCAGTTCGTCCATCCGCGACGTATCGAAGTGCTGCGGCAAAGCCGTTTTGGTTTCCACGTTGACCAGTTGTCCGATTTGCTGTGCCATTTTTAAATTTCCTGCTGTTTAA